GCGGTATCGATGCATTGGATGCGTTCAGGTCCAAGGAGGAGAGCGACGGGCAGAGTGTGCGCAACGTGCCGGTGCATGACTGGGCATCCCACTTCAGCACAGCCTTTGGCTACATTCACCAAGCGATCAAAGGTGGCTACCTCACCGACCGATCAGCCATCCCAGCCAAGCCCAAGACCGGGCTCAACCCACAGGCCAAGACGGGCATCAGATCCAACCATGGTGCAATCAACAGACCCCGCGCCCGCGCCCCCAGAAGTATCCGATGAAAACATACCAGATAACCACCCCGGTCGAGTCGGCCTATGTCCACAACCTGATGGTGATGGATGGTCACAACGTGCCATGCGTTAGCCATGCTGTATCAGATGACCAAGGACAGATCATCGCTGCCTTCTCGACGGTCTACGCACCGGCCGTGTTTATGTGGGTTCACTCAGCCCAGACCCCCATGGTTTCGTTCAAGGTTTTCTGCCACATCAGACAGACCATGCGCGACCTTGGCCACGCCCGCATTATCTTGCCCACAGAGACAACGTCACCATATTACCAATACTTGGAAAGGCTGGGACTCACCCGCCTTGGAGCAGGCGAATTATTCATAGGGGAAATCTAACATGTGTTTCAGAAGCTCAAAAAGCCCAGACCGGGCATCGAATCCGCAACCAACCATCACGCCACCCGTGACCGAACGATCCACCGAAGTGAAGGCAGCATCCATGCAGTCCAGACGTGATGCCAAGCGCCGGTCAGGCTACCGGAAGACACTCATCGCAGGTGAGACGGGTGGAGCAGTCACCGCACCGCAAACACTCCTAGGAGGCTAATCAATGACGATCACCAAAGACCCCCGAGCACTCGACTTGCTCAAGCGCCACTCCCAGCTCAAGACCAATGCGTCCAGCTGGGAATCACTATGGCAGGAGATCGCCGACTACGTGATGCCACGCAAGGCCCAGATCACCACCAGCAGAACCCCCGGGTCAGACCTTAACTCGGACCTCTACAACCAGACTGCAGTGGAGGCCAACGGGGTGCTCGCAGCTGGCCAGAAGGACTACATGGTCAGCGGCAACTGGTTCGCATGGGAGCCACCCGAAGAGCTGGGTGAGGACGACGATGCGATCATGTGGTATCGAAAGGCCACCAAGCGGGCGATGATGGAGCTGGCCCGGTCCAACTTCTACCTGAACATCCATGAGCATTTCCTAGATCGTGGTGGATTCGGCACAGCCTCCCTGCACCTAGAGGAGGGCAAGCGTTCATTGCTCAACTTCCAGAAGTTCGATGTGGGTGACTTCTGTGTCTGCGAGGACGATGAGGGGTATGTGGATACAGTGTTCCGACAGTTCTCCATGACTGCCCGGCAGTGCGCCATGAAGTTCGGTGAGGACAAGCTGCCACCGATCATTCTAAAAGCATGGCAGGACTACCAGCAAAGCGAGAACACCAAGGCAGCTGATGAGAAGTTCGAGCTGCTCCACGTGATTGAGCCACGCATGGGCCGGGATGTGAAACGCTTCGATGGCATCAACAAGCGCATCGGATCCACCTACGTGGCAGTCAAGGACTCGCAGGTCATTTCCGAAGGTGGCTACGACGAGATGCCCACCATGATCAGCCGCTACCTCAAGTGGGGCAAAGACCCCTACGGTTACAGCCCATCGATCTCCACGCTACCCACGGTCAAGCAGGTCAACTTCATCGAGCAGCAGATGGATGCACTCGCAGAGATCGCAGCATTCCCACGGATCCTCACCCCATCCGGCCAAGAGGGTGACATCGATCTACGCTCAGGAGGCATCACGCCATACGACGTCAACCCAGCCGCCCCACACGCCAAGCCAGAGGAGTGGGGCACGCAGGGGCGCTACGACATCGGCAAGGATCGTATCGAGTCCAAGGACGAGGCCATCAACCGAGCCTACCACGTGGACCTGTTCCAGATGCTCAAGTCCATGGATCAGGGTGACCGCACTGCTTACGAGATCGCCGAACGATTGGCAGAGAAGGTGGCCAACTTCAGCCCGACGTTCTACCGCATTGACCATGAGGTTCTCACCCCAGTGCTCACCCGGGTGTTCAACATGATGTATCGTGCCGGCAGATTCGAAGAGCCCCCCATCGGCGCAATGATGGCCGGACCTGATGGATCACCCATCCTGCCGCTGCCCAAGGTCGTGCTCACCTCGAAGCTGGCCATGGCAATCAAGGCAGTGGAGAACAACGCATTCCTCCAGCTGATCTCGATCTTCCAACCAATGATGGAGATTGCCCCAGAGATCATGGACAACTGGGACACCGACAAGATCGCCCGTGGCATCAGTCACAACCTCGCCCTGCCCACCGAATGGATGCGTGACGTATTCGACCGGGACGCAATGCGAGAAGCACGGGCAGAGCAGCAACAGCAGGCCATGGCAGCTGAAGCAGCGCCCGGCATTGCCAAGGCTGTGAAGGATCTGAGTTCTGCCAACGAAGGCGGGCGCAACACCCTGTCACCATAATCATGACCAACATAGAGAAGGCGCAGGAAGACGCAGCAGAGATCCGCAAGGCCAAGATCAGGCGCATCAAGGCTTACCGGTCAGTGTATGGCACCGACGCAGACAGGACCGTGGCACAGCAGATCGTGTGGAACGACATGATGGCTGCATGCTACGCCAACCGCCCCACCATGGTGCCAGACAAGGCAGGCCACCTGTGCCCACTCAGGACTGCACAAGCCGAGGGCAAGCGAATGCTGTTCCTCGAGATTCAAGAGTTTACTCGGGCAAGACCCGAATAGTCAGCAAACCATCAGCAAAGGATAAGACATGTCAGAAGACAAAAAGACAGAGGACGGTTACCCAGAGGACGCTCCACAACGTGGATACGCCTTCGAGGGCACCAAGATCATGCGCCACGACGACGGCGACGTCACCCACGTGGCCAACTTCTCAGGAGGGGTTCTTTCGATCCATCCTGACCATCAGAAGTATCGAGGAGCGGTCAACCGCTGGCTCAGTGGTGAGCCCAACCTGAAGACGGTGAAGTCGGTCATCCTGATCGGTGATGAGGCAGCAGTGCACGCCCGCTCCAAGCAGGCTATCCCACCCATGCCCAAGATGACCCGTCAAGCCGGCGACAAGACGCCTGAATTGGTGGAGTGGTATCGGGACTACAAGCCCGAAGAATACAAGGCCAAGTATGGCATCATCGGCCCGGGCAAGGTCACCAAGTGGCGCAAGGCCTTGGACGATGAAACGGGTGAGCCCATTGATGTTCCTTACGAGCAGGATTGCATCTTGGCCACCCGCAAGACCCACCTCACCGAATTGCCACAGTCCGGCGAGACGGACAGCGACATGTATTCAGACTAACCCCTGTAACCGATGATCAAATACACACAATTCAGAACCCTCTGGGAAGAGGATGGTGGAGGAGACGGAGGCACTGGTGGATCTGGTGGCTCAGGTGGTGGCACAACGCTGCTGTCAGGTGGAGAAGGTTCCGCCGCAGGTGGTGAAGGCGCTGGTGGTGAAGGCGCAGGTGATGCCGGTGGTGCCGGTTCCGGTTCCGGTTCCGTGCGCCTCAGCAGCTTCTACGACGAAAAGGGTGATCTAGTGCCAGACCGGCTAGCGACCCTCCCAGAGGACATCCGTGGGTTCAAGGACACCTTGGGCAAATACAAGACCGAGGCAGACATGATGCGCGGCATGTTCAACATGACCAAGCTGGTTGGCAGTAAGCAGATGCAACCCCTGCCCGCAGATGCCAGCGATGCTGACAAGCAGGCACGCAGCGACCACATGCGGATTGCCAACGGAGTCCCAGAGAAGCCCGAAGACTATGGCATCAAGCGCCCTGATGACATTCCTGAAGAGGCATGGGCTGGGGACTACGTCAACGGGATGGTCGGGATCCTTCATCAGCACAACGCATCACCAGAGTTGGTTCGGGCATTGGTGGACGCTGACATCAAAGAAGCCTCATCGCTTCGAGCTCAGCAAGAGGTGACCACCGCAGCACACGACAAGGCCCAGATCGATAGCCTTAAAGAAGCATGGGGTGGTGACTTCGCCAAGGAGGCAGACAACGCATCCCGTGTCGCCCGCACCCTCGGGTTGGATCCGGCCAATGACCCGATGTTCAAATCGGCGAGTGTAGTCAAAGCGTTCGCCAAGATGATGCCCCACATCAGTGAGGACTCGCTGGTCAATGGTGACACCTCAGGTGGTAGCACCGGGATGACCAACACCGAGAAGGCCAACGACATCATCAACAACCCAGCCAACCCGCAGCACC